AAACAAACCACCTGTTAAAAGTGCGAGTGTGTCAAACATCGCAATAGGACAAACGTAATAGGTGAAAGTCGCAACGTAACTCAAAACGATTAAATTAATAATAACAAATATAGCGATTACTCGCTTACTTGAAACTTTTGAACACGAACTTAACAACGACTTCAACCATTGCTTCATAAAAATTTCAATATGAATTGAACGATTAACCCACCAACGACACCAGCAGCAGTTGCAATACCACCCAAACGAGCGACCTGCAAACGTTGGTTCTGAATATACTTGTCGTGCTTTTGAACCTTACTCACAAGACCTTCAATCTTCATCTCGTCGTCGCCTATTAAGACGTGATAGATGCGGTCTATTTTTTTATTTAACTCTTGGAGTTCCTCGTGTATCAATGCTATCTCGTTTTCTGTGTTCATTTGAAGTAAAGTTGTATTTCTGCTTCTCTACGATTTACTAAACCTTTAAGCACAACACCACCGCCTTTGTTCCACATACGGAAAGAATCAGCTATCGTTGCGTCTAATGGGTTCACATTTAATTTTCTCAAAACTGAAGACTTCTTGAACCCACCCACACCGATATTGTAAGCAAGAGAAACACACGCGCTAAATTGGTTCTCGTTGAGCGTTTGCGTTATCAAGGCACGAACAGAAACGGCAAACTTGTCCACAACGTTTTTCGCTAATTGCTCCGCTCTTGCTTGAGTTATTATATCGCCTTCCTTAACCTTCGTTCCGTCTTCGTAGAAAGTGTTTCCATATCCAATAGTCCACACGTTAGCCGGGCAGAGATAAGCCTTCAAACGACAACCTTCAAAACGCTTTAACAGCGCATATCCTTCAGCGTTAACTTTCATTTACTAATCGCTTTATTTGTTTCTCTTTTTTCAAAAGGTACTTACGAAACTTTTCTTCGTAGACCTTCTGCTTAACCATATCTTTCTTGCGCCCTGCTTTCGCCATTTGTTTTTGTGTTCGTTATCTAATCCAACCAAGACCTTGCCTTCTATAAGTATAAGAACGTCGGTCGCGTCCGTCGCTAATCTCAAAAGCATTCGACGGATAGACATTTGTTTGCGACCATATCTGTTGTGTCTCGTTCGTAGTGTACTCTGGAAAGTCGCTTTGATTAAAACACAAGAAGTCGACCATACGTTGTGTGTAGAACATCGCTTTTGAGCGCGATTGATCGCGGTAATTTTGCAAGTCGGTTTGCGTGATAGGTGTAGTGTCTTCGCTTGTACGAATTACAAGACTTCCGTTGTCTGTTTTAACGTACAAATGAGGAAGCATTTCGTACAAAGACCACCACATTATCATTCGACGTAAGTAAGTGTCTAAAAGTTCCTCGTATGCGCCTGTAATGTCGTCGTTTACAACGTCTTCTTTAATCTTGTTGTACAAGTCAGTTCCCAAATACAACTGCGCGTATTCGTCTTGTGCAAGATATATCGCAGGGTACATCAAAAGAGGGTCAACGCTTCCGTTAATCCAACTGTATTTTTTTATGTAGTTTTCGTCTATTAAAAGAACTTCGGGTTGTAGTGCCATTGTGTTTTTTTTATGAGTATTTTAATGAACCGCGTGAAGGTGTGTCGTTTGGACGAATTGATTCTTCGCCTTTTGGAAATAGTTCGTTTGCAATTGCGCCTGTTACAACTTTGTCGTTTTTCAATCCGTCGTTTGGAAGGAACTTTCCGCCTTGTCTTTTACGCATAAATACCTTTCTGAAGAAAGCGTGGCGGCAATAGACCCCCCCTTTCCACCTCCAAATCGAATAATTTGAGCTACCTTGGGGTGCAAACTCTCCGTTCACTCCCGCGTCACCCATTTGAATAATATCTTCGTAACGAAATAGCGCACCCATTTTGGAAAGTGCAACCATTTCTTGACAGAAATCGCGTGTAACTATTTCTCCGTCTTTATATGTGAAGTTCTTTGAATAGTAGTAACGAACTTTATAAAGTCCCGTGTCCTTTTCGTCTTTTTGGTCGGGGTTTGAATAACCACGAACGCTCATAAATTCAGAGCGAAAGTTTTCTTCGTCGTCTGGATTAGTTACTTCTTCGTCCGAAAGCAATTGCCATTCTTCTTCGTTGATGTACTCAGCCTTTTCGCGTAAGTGCGCCAACCAAGCGTCGCCTTGTTCCTTGCTTATCTTATTTTCAGCAACCGCAACTACTTTTTTTTTTAATTCGATTGATTGTGTTGTTGGTTCAACAACTACCGCAACGTCGTCAAAAACGTTGTTCATTTCAATCTTCAAATCACTTCCAAGAATAGGTGCAAAAGTATTTGTTATGATTCGTTGGTATGGCTTAATAACTTGATTATTGAATATCTCTAAACCAACCAACATTTCGTCTTTGTTCGAACCGAAGCCGTTAGATTCGCGTATGCCGTGAATAAGAGGTGAAACAACGCGGTGTCCAACCATTATTTGCTTCGCGGTTTCTTCGCTTAAAAATTGATATTGTTTGTCAGCATCGGAAAGAGGAAACGCTTGTATGTCTGGAGTGCGTGCAGGATCTTCGTTGAAAGTCATTAAGAACTTCCCTGCGTTGCTTGCACCGCTTAATCTTTCTTCCCATTCACGGCGAATAGCTTCACGTTCTTCTTTTTGCGGAATGCCATTCAAGAAATTAATAATGAACGAAGGGAATAAACCGTTCAAGATATTATTAACGTGGTAAAGTCCCATTTGATGCGACAACTCGATATAATTCAACGCACCAAAGTAGTCGGGTTTAGGATAGTAAGAACTTCCTGCCATCATTCCGTGTGCGTAGATAACTTGTCTTGGTTGTTCTTGTGCTTGTGAAGGATTGAACGCAGGAATAAATTCGGGTTTACCTTTCTTTGAACGTGAATTTCTCCAGTCGCGAGAATACCAAACACCTGTAATTTCTTCTTCTTCTTTATCGTAAGCAAGACGACAATTTTCAAAAGGCAAATGGTTAATCTTTACAACGCGTGTAAAGTCCATTGACCAAATAACCTCAGCAACAAACGCACCCTGCAATTTTAAGTCGAAAGAAATGCCTTGCAAAGCATTGTCGAGAATCGTACCCGTACCTTGTCCCTCAATCATGAACGCAATCGAGTTCGTCAACGCGTTATGAATTGGTGAGTTGTAGTAAAGGTTGATTAAGTATTGCGGATATAGGTTGTCATTTCCGTAATCAATCCAACCGCTACGATTTTCTTTTTCAATCGCCTCTGTTGGTATGTATCGGCTTAACGCTATTTGTTGAATGTTGCTCATTATGCGCCTGTATATATTACGTCTACGGGAATCGTAGGCGTTGAAACGTCAAAGTAAATTGTTCCATTTGATAGTATCATTGAACCACGTTCAACAAGACCTACAACGGATTCATCTGTTGGATCTAAATTGCTGTTGCTGTTCTGTCCGTACACGTCGTACTTGTACTTTCCAGCGTCAGTTAAACCAACTGTTGTTAAACGTATTTTAGTAACACGTTCGTTTTCGTTTATTACGGTAACGACTTGTGCGAGTTGTTCGCCTGTCATTTCGTAAGTTAAAACAAGAAGGTAATTTGTGAATGCAACGTTGAAGTATTGGCGACCTTCGTCTAACGAAAGCCACGCATCTTGATTCGCAGTATTTGTATTCAAATAAACCATTCTAACTTTTATTTGTTCGTTGAAATTACAGCACAGAGGGACGCGTTGCCCCTCTATGTGTAAAAGTTTTTTGTCAGTTATTAGTCAAGGATTGACAAAGGCGCACCGCTCAACTTGTACGCTCTCTTTGGAGTTTCGTGAACGAATGCCAAAGTGTATCCGTTGGCGTCACCCAAAGTTGCTCCAGTCGCTGCTGTTGCAGTAGAAAGGTCTGCTCCGTACTCGTAACCAACAGCCCACCAATTGTCGTTTGAATCGTTAACGAAAATCATTGGACGAGCCTGTGCAACTGTTTGCAATTCCAAACGTTTTGCGCTTGATAATTTTTGCAACATTACATTCACAGTCTGCGTGTAAAATACTGTTCCGTTGTCGCGGTTGAAGTTGATTGTTTCTTCGAACGATCCTGTTTGCGTTGGTAGTTCGTAAGTGAACAAATCACCTGCAACTGGACCTACGATAGCAGTAACGATTTCGTTTGCGTCTAAAGTCAACGAAGTAACTGTATCGCAAAGAACAATTTTCTTAATCCCACCGATGCCGTCTTTGCAATCGAGTGTAAATCCTGTACTTAATTCACAAGCCATATTATTAGTTTTTTATTAGCACAAAAGAGGAGCGGTGTTTAAGCCGCTACCTCTATTCGTGCAAGGGTTAGAATGGTTGAGATTATGCAGTATATTGGTAGAATGCGATTTCGTCACCGAAGCCGTATTGTACACCTGCGAAGAATGAACAAGCGAAACGAACGTTGTCAGACAAATCTTTGTCGTACATATCCAATACCGCTACGCTATTCCATTGGTCAAGTAAGTTAGTACCGAACCAAAGGTTGCTCTTTTGGAACATAGCCATTGTGTCGTCGGACATACCAGGACACTCGATAATATCGTACTGACCCTGCCAAGTCATTTTAACTGTTTCACCTTGGTACAAGTAGCTTCCACCACCAAGACCTAAGATAGCAGTTCTGAACGCTTCAGCAACGTTAGAAGATACTGCGATAACAGGCTTTTCAGTAGCACGACGAACGCGTGTTGGTAAAGTCAATACTAAACGAGCCATTTCTTCGATTACGTTAGCAGAAGTAATAGCTTCTGGAGTAGCAACGTCAAGAACAGCAGCGTCAGCTAAGAACAAAGTCTCAAAACCTGCGTACTCACCTGCTGTTGCGTTGACACCCTGCCACATAACAACCTCGTTGTTAGCAGCGATACCCGCCATAACGTTAGCAATGATTGCGTCAGTCAAAGAAGCGTGAAGGTTTCCGTCTTGCTCAGATTTAGCTTCCCAGTCTGATAAGAAATCTTTCTTACAAAGTTGACGGTGAACTTGGAATTTTTCCAAAGTCAAGATGCGCTCAGTTAAAGTAACTGTTCCTGTTGGAGTAAAGTCACAAGTCGCGTTTGCGAAAGTGATGTTGTCAACTAAGCGACGAACAACTTGTTTGTACTCGATGTTTTCTTTGAAGGTAACCGCAGCCAAAGACTCGTTACTCAAGAACGCAGCGCGGATATATCCTGCTGCTTCACGACCTGCAAAGGTTGTGGTTAATGAAGTGGTAGTAGCCATTTTTTATTTGTGTTTTTTTTTATTTGTTTAAATGAAATACGAAGCGTTCTTCTGCCGACATTTTAGCGTATGGCTTAGAAGGTGCGCTTTGTTTGTTTTGTTTAACTTCTTTGATTGATTGAACCGCAGGTTGTGCGCTCAACTTCTCAACGTTAGATGAAAGTTCTGCGTTTGCCTTTTTCATTTCAGCAAGTTCGCTTTCAAGTTTAGCAACCAAAGACAAAAGACCTTCAACTTCTGCGTTGAAAGAATCTGCAACTACTTCCGTAGCTTGTTCTTCTTCAATTACAACTTCAACCTCTGGAGCTTCTTCTTCCATTGGTCTTAATTCGGTTACAACACCGTCAGCAACAACAACTGTAACTGCTTCTGCTGTCTTGTACTCTCCGTCCATAACAACAACCTCGTTGCCGTCTACGTCCTTAGTGAATACACGAACACCAACTGCCCACGCGTCGCTATCTGAATAGATGCTTGTACCGTCCTCTAAGATCGCTTCAACCATTTGCTTCACCTCAACTACTTCTTCAGCAGAAAGGGAAACATTGTGCTTTGCGAAAAGAGCGTTTACTTTTTCTCGTAAGTTCATAATGTGTTTAATTAATAATTTAGTACCTAAATAGAAAAGAGCGTATATTTGTTTCATAATTGATTCTTTTCATAGTTTCTTTTTGATTTTAAGGTTTGAACGGGGGAGTAGTTACCCCCGTTTTTTTTACCCTAAAGTTTCAAGAATAGTATTCAGAACTTTCATTTCGTCCTCATTCAATCCGTACGTCTTGAACCCCATTGCGCCCTGCTCTTTTGTTATTTTAGTAAGCGCTAAAAGAAACAGGTTTGCGTCGTCGTTGAACAATTCGACTTTGAGAAACCCACCTGCTTCGATGTTCATTTAGTTCTCTTTCAAAAGGTCATTTAGTTCTTCAAGAATGGCTGCAAATTCCTCGTGTGAGTGCATATACATTTCTTTCTCAGCAATGAAATTTCCTTCGATAGAGAAACCTAACACCTCTTTGTTTTGAATCTGCTTCTTTACTTCTTCGTTCTCTACTTTCATACAACCGAACCAAGTACCTTCTGGAAGTGAAAACCCGAAGTTCTTCGACTTGTCGTTCTCACCTTCAATGATCCACGTTTCAACGAGCGACACTCCGTCAACAACTTTCGCGTGTTCAACTGTTGCATTGTTTTGGTTTGCTTGTTTTAAGTAGTTGTAAGCGATAGCGCGAATTGTTTCTTTTGAGTATTTAACGTAGTATTCCTCGTCCGTCTTTTCGTCGCGTCTATAAATGAGTTGGTCGGGAATAAGCAAAGCGCCGTATAGAAGACCTCTAAAATCTTCTTTGAACTTCACGCTGTGTTGTTCGCTTAACGCTACAAAATCGACACCTATCGCAGGTTGTTCTACTACGCTAATAGCATAAACACCGAGCGTTCCTTCGTCGTCAATGCCGTATTCAATTACTTTAATTTTTTTGTTCATTGTTTTATTTTTTAACCGCCTAAGCGAGATTGATTTTGAATGAGTTGTTGTGCTTCTAAATTGCTTGACACTTGACCGCTTACAACGTATGCTTGAAGTGGTGGTTGTTGGTTAGGTTGAATACCCAAGTAGGCAAAGTTAGACGCGGCAGGTGCTGTCATTCCTCCACCTGTTGAACCGCTACCTATACCACTACTACCTGTTGAACCGCCTGTACTTGCACTACCGCCACTCATAAATTTTCCTATTGTAGCTCCTGCTATTGTAGCAATTCCTGCTGCAGCACGAAGTTTAGCTGCCGTACTTGCTGTTGTTGCAAGTGTCGCACCACCGTCGGGAGAAAGTTTCCACGTTGGGTTAGCCCAATAACCTGCAATTTCTCGTTGAGTGTCTACAACTATTTGTCCTATTGCTAACGCTTTTTGTAGTACAAAAGCAACATCTGCGGCTTTTCTATTTCTTTGAAAAATAGTGCCAAGTAAATCTATTGAAGCATTTGCTAAATTCCAACGCGCTTCATATAGTTGAGTGTCCGCTGCAATAACTGCATTTTTATATTCTTCAGTAAATAGCAATCTTGTCTTATGCCCTTGCATAGAAATTTCGGTTAACTTGTCTTGCTTTATTTTTTCTTCATCTACAAGTTTTAAATTCCAAGAAACTTCCATATCGTAAACCTCTCCAAGTTCTTCACGCTTGGCAGCAACTTTTACATTTTTCTTTTCATCTTCTAATTTTGCTAAATCTTGAACCGTTGTTTCAGTAGCAATAGCAAGTTTTGCATTTCTTAAAATTTGTTCTTCAGCTAATAAATCATTAAGTTCTTTTTGAAGTTGTTTTTGTCTATCACTTTGAACTAAAACTTTTTTAGTTTCAATATCTTTTTGAACAAAGTTTGCTCTTTCTGTCGTGTATTGTTGCTCCGACATAATTAAGTTTTCTTTGTCAAGATTAGCTTTTATCAATCGTTGCTTTTCAGCAATAACGGATAATTGCTGCGCTCTTGCATCTTCAAATTTTGCAATGGCTGCTCTTCTTGTTTGGTCTTCTTTATAACCTTCAATTGTTAAATTTTTCGCTTCTTCAATAAGTTTAACACGATCCGCTTCACCCTTTGCAGTTATACCGCTTAAAAGATTACGCATTTCGATTAACTTGTTTTCCTTTTCACGAATAGTATTAATATCTCCAGTTGTTCGAGCAATGGCTAACTCATTCTCTGCAACTTGTATATTATTTTGCGCTTTTTCTTTTTCAAGTTCAAGGGTTCTAAAACTTTCTCCATTTAAAGTTTTTTCTCTGGCTATACGAGCATCTAAAATTTGATTTTGTTGTTCAAGTGCTACATTTGCTTCACCTAACTTTTCTACTTTTTCTGCCGTTCCACTTAAAGCAGCATTAATCTTATCGAAGTTTAAAACAAGTAAAGCAACTGCACCACCAAGAGCGAGTAATGGATTACCAACAATAGCACCTGCAAGATTTCCTAAACCTTTAATTAAACCACCTACTTCATCTTTTAATGTATTAAAATCTATTCGAGAAACAGCGTTACCCATTGCAGATAAAGACTGCCCTGCTCCTTTCAAGTCCAAGTCCATTAAGCGCGAACCGAACAAAGAAACGTTATTTGAAAGACCCTCAAACGCGTTACCTGCGTTAGCATTAATTTCAGCACTTAAATCTCCGATGTTATCCTTTAACTCGGCAGCACGAGCGGACGCTTTCTTAAACTCTTCACTTGAAGAATCCATTTGTAACAACTGCTGTTGTAACGCGCGGAGTTCAGCCTTTGCGCTCTTAAATCCTGTTGCCGTATTTTCGGCTGCCGTAGCGGTTTCGCCAAGTACACGCGTCGCGTTTGTGCCTACATTAAAATCTATCGTGTTTGCCATTAGAAGAATATGTTATAAAGAATAAATATCCAGAACGCTGCGTTTACCGAAATACGCGCTACTTTCCACAACCAATACTTGAACATTGATAGCTTACGTTTTCCGTTAGCCATTGTACCGTGTTCCGTGTTGGTCTTCATATCCAACTTAATGAACTCCAAACAAGCGATCATTGAGTGCGCTTTATTTTGAAGATGTACCTTTGAAGTCTGCTCCATTGCTTATAATTGTTATTGTGTCCCCTGCTGCGCTTAGTGTAATGCTTCCGCTACCTTCAACCGTTTCGCCTGTGTATGCTTGTATTGTTAGTACGTTAGCACCCGAAACAACGCGTTGAATTATAAATTCGCGCCCTGCCGTCGTCGTTGCGGAAGGCAAATAGATAGTAATGTTGTTACTCGTTGTGTCTGCGAAAACCATTCTATCAAAATTTGTTATAACGTAGTCCGTTGTTATCGTCTTAACAGGTTGCGAAACTCCTGCGTTAAATCTAACAGGCGCTCCAAAGTCAGTAGGTGCTAACGTTGGCGCTTGTGCCGTTAATAAAGAACGTGTTCCGTTGTTTGGCTTGTTGTAACAATCGCCTTTTGTGCTGTTCCAATTATAACCGAAACGCAAACAACATTCTTCAGTTACCGTTGCAGGGTCTCCGTTGGGGGTTTCCCAATTCATCGTTTGGTTTAGATTAGATGAAACAGGTGTAAGGTCGCAGTCGTTGTCTATATCAAGAAGGCGAATAAGTTTTACTTTAGTCATATCTTGCTCGCCTACAACGTAGCCTTCGATGTCTAACACGCGCCACCAAGAATCTACTATCCAAATCTTATCGCTGTATTGAAACGTAAAAATATCGTTTAATGTTAACGCAAACATTCCTTCCATTATACGCGCTTGTCCGTCGTACAATTCGCGGTAGTAATTGCGCCACCAACGATTATATAAGTTGTTATAAGGAATTGCTGTTATCGTGTGAAGTGGTATTTCGGGAGCGAAGTTTAAGTCCTTGTCTAATACGTCTGGGTTTGTCGTCGAATAGTTGCTTAAGCAAGGCACTGAAGTTGAAACAACCTCATCGGCTACTTCGTCGTAGATGTTTACGTTGAAGTCATTCGCGTAATAAAGAATACGCGGTTTAGGTTGTACGAATTGTCCTTCTGAATTGATAAATTTCGGAACTATTACCCCTGTGTTCTCAACAGTTGAACAAGGCGAAGGTGCAAAAGATAGTTCTACTTTTTCTTCGCCTGTCGCGAACTCGTTAATTATTTCGAAGTCGCTTTCACTTACTTCGTATGTTCCGAAGATATGCCCATTGTCTTTGTATAACGAGTTGTAATAGTCGCCGTCTTCGGTATAGGTAAAAGTGAATTTCGCTTTTTGCAAGTCGGTCGTCGGGTAGTACGTTATGTCTTTTGATAGGTCGAGTTTATTTGTCCAATCTAAAGTGTTGCCACTTGCGATGTATTCAACAAGTGGCTCAATTCTTAAAGTGTTTGGTAAACTTCTATCGGGAACAAAGGCAAGATTGAACATCTTTTGAATTGACGTTAAGAAGTCAATTTGCTTCATATCGGGAGCATTGAACTCCATTACGCAAGTGTCGCCTGTTAAAGAAGTTCCAACGCTTACTAACTCAATACCTGTTCCTGTGTAATCGTTTACTCCATTGCCTACAAAAGAAATGCTGAAACTCGAAGTGTTTTGAGCGCCACTAACTCCCTCAATTTTTATTTTTAATGTATCTCCTGCATTTAATGAAAGAGTAACAGTATTATCTTTTATAAAGGTGTGTGAATATAGATTTGAATTATCTGTAAAATTGTTATAAGTAGAATCTACAAACACGTCGTTCACATAATAAAAATAACTTAAAAATAAATCGGTTACATAATTACTTCCCGAAGAAGTAGCTGTTCCATTTGCCCAAATTCTAAAAGTAAATTGACCGCTAAAAGGTGCTGTATAAACTCCACTACTCCAATCGTTACCTGCGTCCTCATATTCCGTTAATGGCAAGTAAAAATTCTTTATATTATTTGTTGGTGTAAAAGAAAAGGTTTGGTTTGTTGAGTACGCAAGTGTACTCGCAATATCATTCAATCCCAACGCACTATTCAAATACTGACCATTCACAAAAGGAACGTACACGTTATCTAAACAATCGGCTAAGTTGTCGCTCGTCCATTGTATCCCTGCGTCTTGCATTATTTGACTAAACAAGTATGAGGCTTTTACAGCAGGTGTTAAGTGTCCGACGTAAAGCGGTTTGTACAATTCAATAGCAACAAAAGATGTTGAATAGATAGGCTGTCCAAAAGGATTCGTAGCGGTTAAATTCCACTTATCGCACAGCGTTAGAATCGTGTGTTCATTCGGCGGTGTTTCAACGTTAGCGTGTAAAAGGTCGTAGTCTAAATCACCTGCAACAATGCTCTCAATGTCTTTTAGTTTTTTCTCGTTCAACAGACGTGAAAGGTTCGGTACTTCACCAAAGAACACCACTTCAAACTCGAACAATTTTCCACTTTGCCAGTACAACTTTTTAACTTGAATATGTCCTGTTGCAATGGGTATCGTATTTACCGTTAACGACGCGTCAACCTTCTTTCTAAAGTCAAACCAACCGTTGAAGTTTACGTTGAAGATAGCGCCGAAAAAGTCTACGTTAGTTTTACTCGCAGGAATACGAAATTCTTGCGAGTAGTTACCGATAGAACTAAAGTTCGTTAGATCCGTGAACTTGTAATTAAGATGAACTTTTTCATTCTCGTAAAGGTCTATCGTCGCTGCGTTGCCGTCGTTATCGGTAAGCGTTAGTATTACTTCGTTAATCATAAGCCGACAGGTTGAGAGTATTTAAGGTTCAAAGTAACATTGTAAAGTTTTGAGTAGCGCTCGTCCTTAATAACAAAATTCTGAGCGTCAACTAAAACAGGTGTCATTGTTCCGTCGTCGTTGATTATAAATACGTCGTTTGAACGGCAAAGCGTTTGTAATAGGTTGAACTCTCCAACCGACACCCAGTCGCTGTTTATTTGTAGTCCTTTTGTCGTGTTTACATAACGGTCGGTTGTACCTCTGTCGTATGTGTTGAAACCAAACGTCGAAGCGTTGTAGTCACCTACTACTTTTTGGTATTGCTTCCTTTCGTAATTGTACGATAGCTCCGACTTCTTCGTGAAGTTGAAGTAATCCACACCGCCAACAGTATTCGACCAACCCAAACGCACATTGTTAAAACGGCAATCGTCAGCGATAAGGTAAAAACAATACACGCGTGAAGCAGGTGTGTAAATGGGGAAGGCAATTTCTTCACCTGCTTGTATTGTATAGTATTTAACATTCGTAAAATCTACTCCGTCATTAATTAAATTTGCAGGGTAAGCACCTAAACGTGAAACACTGTTCAAGTCTTCGTTTGGAATTGTGTAATTTGTAGCGTCTATTATCTCATCATTGTTGTCGTAAGTTGTTAAATACAAATTATTCGCTACGTTATCAACTAAAAGTCCGTTATTGCTTATTGAATACAACTGCCCAAAGTCAGCTAATCGCGTTGGTATGTACACCCAGTCGCTCGAAAGTCCGCGTGCTGCCGCCTCGTTCCACTTGTGCGTATCTTTCGTTCTTTCACTCATCAAGTATTTAGACGTTCCGTCCATAGCATAGCGAACATTCGGATCGGGTTTGTACCCGTCGCTTATTTGATACTCTGCGAGGAACGCGTACACGTCGTCAATGTCAGCCATTCCGCTACCGCTTACTGTGAATATGCCGTCTACGAGCCACCCTTCTTTTATCGTGCAAGAGATGAAAGCAACACTTGTATTTTCAATAGCTATATTCGATTCGCTTGCCGTTCCTGCGTCGTGGCGCAGTTGTTCTCTGAATATCGGCGCAAGGTCAAGTATTCCTTTGTTTGCAGCGTTGGGTTGAACGTTCACTTGGAAAGAACCGAAGTCGAACACATAACGAAATCCTGCGTTCGCTACATTCGTTGAACTGCAAACGATCATCAGTCGTTGACCGATAGGTGTGTATTGGTATGGTTGTTCGTTTATTGTAATTGCCATATTTTAAATGTCTTTTAATTGATTCTCTATTACTGCGTTAAAGTCTTTGCCGTATGCTTCAACTACCTTAGCCTCGTATTCGTCCCATATATTCTCCATTGCGTAGTCGAACGCGTGCCAACCTTTTATTCCGTCGCGTCCTATCTTGCGAGCAATTAAGAAAGCAACTTGTTTTTTTAATGATTCAGTCGACTTCTTTATTTTACCGCTTTCTTTGTCGCGTAATCTTATCGGCTTAATTCGTATCCATTCAAGAATCGCGCTTACGGGCGGTTGCTTGCCTGGTCTCCTTCCGTTCTCTCGTGCTAAAAAATACTGCGACGCTTTACCCTTTGCGTAGATTGAAATATCTATCGACTTACCTTTAATCTTCAACCTGTAAGCGAGCGACTTTTCGAGCGTACCACTTGCAACCGCGTTCGTATAGTTGCGTCCAACCTTTCGCTTTAAGCGATAGTCGGACTGCATCAATTCGACAAAGCGTTTAGCCATGTCATTTACGACCGCAAAGAAGTTGGGTGCGCTCTGTTCGTTAGCCATTTATTACTTCGTCGGTTACTTGGTCGGTTACTTCCTCAGTTACTATTGTATAATTTCCCCACTCAATAGCTTCTTGCTCGTTGAGCGTTTCGATGTAACCATTTTCGGTTATCATTCGGTACTTTGTGATTATCATGTGCGTGGTGTTGTTAATACGTTTTCATATCCTAAATAGTCGCAGAATACACTTCTATTTGTTATGCCTATTGTTTTGACAATTGATTGCTTTACGTTAAATCCACGAGGATTATTGGCAGCAAGCCATTTAGGAATATTGGTTGTATGTGTAGCTGCTAAAGTTCCGTTAATATAGAAAGCAACTGAACTAGCCGCTGCATTAACTTCTATTCTTAACTTAGTCCACGCTCCTGCTGTTACAGCTACCGATGTTGTTGTAAGTGTACGAACAGCTCCATTACAGGTCTGCGTTTGCCAATTAGGAGTAGCGGAAGTTCCGTTCTGAGTTGCGCCCTCATCGTAAGTAAAAAATGTTCCGTTGCCTTCAGCTCCATTTGTTGCTGAACTTCCAAAACCTGCAATAAATCTAAATCTTTCCAAAGATGTAGAAAGTGTTTCTACGCAAACATATGTTTCAAATACCCACGCACCACCGCCAAAGAAAAATTGAGAACCAACAAAACCTTCGTTAATATGCGTAGCGTAAGCCGTTGCCGTTGTTCCTGTTTGATACTGACAAAATCCTATTTGACTTGCAGTTGCGTTTGGTATATTCGTTACTTGTCGAATAACACTTGCTCCTGCTCCACTTGTAAATTGTGTAAAGTTTGGAGTTTGATTTCCTGTATTATCAAAGTCGGTAAAATACTGAATGCCTCGCTTAAATTTGTCAATAAAAGATAATCCATTAACCGCGTCAACCGTTGGAAATTTAACGCCTGTTCCGTCTACTGCTAATGAGTTTTGTTTGTTGGCTGCGTTTTCGGGTGTGTAACCTAAAGCACTTGCAACCGTTTTGTTTTTCCAAAGAGTTGTAGAACTTTCATAAGTCAACACGTTGTTGTTTGCAGGTGTCGTAATGCTTACGTTGTGCAATTCGTCCAACTCCCAACCGTTCATTATCTTCACATAAATCTTTCCGTTATTCGCGTGTGCGTATTCAACGTATCCTATCACAACAATGTGTCCTGTCGCGCCTGTTGGCTTAATGTTAGTAAGCGCACCTGCCGTAGTTGGTGAAAGGTAAAGAACGTCTCCGTCTGCCCACGTTTCACCTTGTAAACTTCCTGTTGTGTTAATGCTTTCAAGTTGACCTACCGTCTGAATAAATCCTTCTTGGTTGGTTGCTATCGTTTCGCAAACAATGCCTATTGTATCTGCGCTGTTGTTGTCGTTGTTTGCTTGCGCTAATTCAACGGCTAACCTTTGACCTTGCGCACCGCTAACGCGTACTGCCTGATAAGCCGCCTTCGTTAAGGTAGTGTTTGGAGTTACTTTGTTGACTACTCTTGCTACAAGGTCAACTCCGTTCTTTAAAGAAACAGTACCACCTTTTAAAAGTGTTTCGCTGCTACCTATTGTATTGTTCCAACGAGTAGCGCCTACGACGTAACCTGCACCCGAAGGACTAACGTTTAACGCTATGTGGTCGGCTGTTAAGTTATGCGTTCCCAAGTCTACATCGGCAGTAGCACCAACGTAAGGAACAAAGCCGCTCACGTCTGGTATCGTTGGCTTGTTGTCTAAGTCGTTGTAGTCATTTGAAAAACCGACAGCGCTAATGCTCGTTATGTCAGCTTTTAAAAGCATTTCTTCTTGCAAGTCGTCAATGGCTGCTTCAATGTCAATTATTGTTTGACACGTTCCAATTGTCGCACACGTTAAACCTACTTCGTCGGTCAAAAGATACCAACCACGCACCCCTTCGTCATTCGTTCCGTAGTAATAATTCGGCGAAGGTGTTGCTTCGTCGTTCACTAAAGAAACGTTTCCGTTTTCGTCGCGTGTGATACTATCAATGAACGTCAAGATTGAACCTGTGCCGCCTGTTGAACTTTCGAAGAAGTCATTCCACTCCGCAGGAATAGAACAAGCGTCCCAATAGTAAGGAACAAGCAAATCTAAACTAACCGTCCAACCCGTTAGCGTATTGTGAAATTCTTCTAAGAATGGTTCAAGGCTTACGTTTTGTACTGTGATTAAGTCGCCGAACAAAACGCGGTGGTTTGTAATCTCAGCTATTAAGTCTTCAGCGATTCGTTGAAGGTCGGATAAGACCTCGCGTTGAAATTCTACTTTGTCGTCTTTGTCTCTCGGAAGATCCGCAAGAACTATCTGAAAACTAAACGTCTTCATTCCCTTCGCATACGTCACGTTAGAAGGCACGACGTGCATAAAAGGATATTCGGTAAACTTCTCTAAGTCTGCCGTGTCAATCTGACCGTGTGAAAAGGTCTTTAATATAAAGTGTCCAGAGGCAAATGCCTTGAACCTATCTATAAGCGCGTTGTAGCTTTGTGCGTTCGACATAATTGTAGTCTATTAGGTAAGTCATATAAGTAAATATCTCCCACGCGGATTTTTCCGTAATTGCGTCTAACTTTGTTATATCGCGTCCGCAGGCTTCCATAAAAAGGTGATACCAACCGTAGCGTCCCAACACTTGGTTTAGTCCTTCTCGGTCGTCAATTGCTCCATTTCCTTCGTCAACTTCTTCACCTCGTTCTCCAAATAATCGAGCGAAGTGCTGCTTAGTTCGGTTAGCAAAGTCGAAAAAAAAAGCATCGCGCCATTAAATTGTTCAAGTGTCATTTGTTCAACATACGATTCAACGAGTTCACGATTTGCTTTGCTGTGTGGTACAATGGTGTACTTCGAACCTACGCGCTTGTCAATGGGGCGGTAAAGCGTCCCCATTATCTTCACTATGTTTGCGTTCACGTCACTTGCCCAGGTGCTTATGTCCGCATACTCACCCATTGAAATAGAGTAAAGGTCGGGAATAAAACCAAAGTCCTTATCCTTAATTGTTATTGTTTCAAAGAACTTCGCGCTTTCGTTTGCAAGTGTGTCTTGAAAAGCGCCGAGTAGGGTCGGCAAATGTTGGAAGGGGATTTGTTCCGCTTGTTCCTTCAGTAGGTTACTAATGCTAACCAACTTGTCTATGTCACTTTTCGCTGCGTGGTAGTCAAGGTATTGCTTGACGCTGATTGAAGAATAGTCAGCAGGTATGCTTACTTTGATGCTCATTTGTTTGTTGTTTAATATCTACAATATCAGTTCTTTTGTTGACTACGAACCACAATACAAACACCCTTCGTCGTCGTCGTCGATAGTGTTTGCTTCCTTGTAAATTCTTATCGCTTCCATTTCAACCTGTTCTTTCGTCCACGTTGGATTAAAGGCGCTTATCTGTGATTTGAGAAAGTTTAATTTGTTGTCGCTCATTTTTTTTATTTTTTTTTGCGTGTACCCTTTCGGGTGCTTTTCTTTTCAGTTGGGTACAATTTGTAACCGAGTGGGTATAATTTATGTCGCAAGTATTGTCAACTTTTGCGACCGAAAAACTTGACTTATACTATTAAATCTTCAACGTTTATTTGATGCTCTTGGAGTAGCTCGCGAATGTATTCGAATACTTCCTCAATCCCTTGTTGATATGCGCCTTCCTGTCGTTCGTTGTACTTGGTGAACTTGCGGTATCCGTTCATCTGCAACTCCCAAAGCATAAGCGCCATATCACGCGCCTTTGTGATTCTATTGAACTCGTAACGATCGTCGCCGTCGCTTAAGTCAAAGGTCAATGTTGCTTTGCTCACAATTTATCGTTGATTATTATTTGAATAGGTTCGCTGTTTGCGCCTGTAAGTTCGGTCATTTGTTTCGGATTACCAAACGCGCGGCTCAATAAAGTTTCGAGAGAATACAACGAACCTTTCTTCAACGAGGTCATCATTGCGTTTGCTATTGTCTTTTCGAGTATCGTTGCTTTCGGATTATCCCAGACGCTTTTCAGTTCGTCTAAGTCCATTGCCATCATCGCTTGTATGGTGTCGTTTATTTCGCTCAACTTGTAGCCGCTTTCCTTCAACAACGAAACGTATTTCTTCGGGCGTCCGTTGGGGTTGGCGTTGTTTCCTTTTGGAAAGGGTTTAAGGTTTTGTATGTTTGCCATTGTTCACGATTATTTCACGATTACTCCGTTACGCTTTACCTTTAACGAAGGATCGAGTTTCTTCATTCTATCTATTATCACTTGACAATATTTCGGGTCGAGTTCCATTCCGTAGCATTTGCGTTTTAGTTGATGTGCTGCAACCATTGTTGTTCCTGTTCCTAAAAATTGATCGAGAACAATATCACCTTGTTTTGTAAATTGAATTGCCCACTCCGGTAAGTCTATTGGAAATGTTGCAGCGTGAACATTTGAAAATTCATTATTTCTTTGAGGTTTACCTCTGTATATATTTGGAACTGTTCCTCTAAAATTTCCATTTGGAATTGCTCTGGAAGCATTTTCTTTTGATGAAATAAAGAACATATATTCCCAAGCACTTGTCATTACATTTTCAGCCATTGCAGGTTGTCCGTGTCCTTTGTCCCAAATTGCAACATCAATAAAATTATTTTTGTAATTGTGCAGGTATTCAATTAAAGCAATTTTATTTCCTGCAAGACTTTGGATATTACAAATTAGATACTCTGAATTTAAGATTGCGTTATTTGTGAATCCTATTAACAAATCTAAATAATCCGATTGTTTTTGATTGTCGTTATACTCGTTGTATTTGTTATCTGTTGTATATGTGTTTCCACTTAACGATTCACTTTTACCCGCGTTGTATGGAGGTGAAGTAAATGCCATATTTGCCTTTTCTCCGTTCATCAATTTAGCGACTGAATCACTATCTGTTGAATCACCACACAACAAACGGTGTTCGCCTATCTCGAATAGGTCGCCAATAACAATATCCGTTTCAATAGCGTCTGCATCTGCTTCGAAGTCGTCCTCGACAGCGTCCAACTCCACACCTTCAAGATTAGGAACGTCCAAACCCCATTCTTCTAATTGTTCTGCGTCCCATTCGTTGGCTAACGCGTCCCAGTCCCATTCACCAAAACCAACATTGTCTTTGATAATAAAAGCGCGTTGTTGTTCTTCTGTTAGTTCTGAAGCTTTGATAATTGGTATTTCTTTTAGTCCTGCTTCCTTACACGCTTTCAATCTCATATTACCACCAAGAACAACCATATCTTCATTAACAACGATTGGTCGTAGTTCGAGCATCTGTGGAAGTTCTTTTATTGAAGCGACTAACTTTTTGAATTTATCGTCCTTAATAATACGAGGGTTATTCGGGTTGGACTTTACTTCGTTAATCTTGACAGTTATTGTCTTCATATTAGTTAAATATATTATTGTGCTAATTTACTTTAAATGTTTCTTGTTATGTCATTAAATTCAAAGAAAAGAAAAGAACAAAGAAAAACGTGTAAGCACTATAAAAGAAAGAACAAAAGAAAAAGCTCCCCCGAAAAAGATTACTCTCGCTCTTAAAAGAGCAGTTGCACGATCCAAGCACTGGTATTCTGCAAGTGTAGTCATTGGTTACTTCGCTTTGACTTACGAAGGTCTTCTTTACTCTTATTCAGCTTTGTCGTGTATTCATTACTCTTATTAAAAAAAATATACCCCCAATTGTTTATAGCCGTCAAGCGTAAACAAAAGGGGGCAATACCAAAAACGCTTGACTATACAAATATACGTTCGTATTGTCAAAGGTTGCCTTGAAACTTTTCAGTTACTCATTGTTGAAATCAACATTGACATCTGACATCGATTCAAGAAACGTCTTGATGTCTTTCTTCACACAAGCGCCACACGTCGAACGCTCGTTATAAGCGCCCGTTGCTTTGTCTTTGAAGGTGTAGAACTTGCTTAAGTCAATAGCGTCAATCCTGCCCTTCTTTTGCGCGTCAAGAAGAAAGCGTTTGAACTCTATCTGTTCTTCAAGTGAAAGAACACCGTTCCATTTAGATGCAGGACAAGAAGCGAAAGCGAGTTTAGCTTTGACTGGCATAACGCAACCGCATAACTTAATCGACTTGCGTTTGAACTTTACTTCGATTTCTTCTTCTGCTCCGACAATTAGCGGTCCACACGACTGCGTTGATGCTTCGAAGAATTTACACGTTCGGCATATATCCAAACGTCGTTTGTACTCATTGTGTTTTACGAATAACATTTGCTCTAATTTTTTGTTTAATTGAATCAATGGTGCGGTATAAGAACGGCATCGGTATTCCTGTTTCTTTCGATAGTGCACGATAGGTAAAATCTTCAAGAATGTACTCTTGAAAGATAAGACGTTCAAACTCACTCAGTCGGCTTATAAGAATGTCCAGTTGCTCGTTTGTCATTCGTGCGCCTAACCACGTCTTATCGACTTCATGCGCGTAGTCTTTGAAGTCGCGTCGGTTTCTGTTCCAGGCGATAGTTTGTTTATAAAACGGCGACGTTGGACTGTTAACCGACAAATACATTACGCGAATAAGATAAAATTCAAAGTCGCCTGTATCTATTAAGTTTTCGATATGCTTTGAACCAAACATAGAAAGTAAAGAGTCGTGCAAGAGATCCTCGTAGAATGGTTCTTTACGAGCGATGTTGTACGCAAGTTCTTTAAACTTTTTGTAGTGTCCCTCTATGTAATGTTCAAGTGTCAAGTTGTGAAGTATTCATCTATTATCTTAATTGCTTCGTCCTTTCCCTTACAAATATAAGAAGCATAGCCTCTGTTTCTCAATTGTTCTTGCCACCACTTTTGTTCTGGCGATGCAACACCACCTTTCTCCTTCTTCATTTCGATTGCAAGACCTTTATAGTCCTGCGTTGGTTCGTAAATGAATAGGTCGGGAAAGCCTTTGACATAACCTGTGCGCTTCATCTTGATCGCTTGTAAGTAACTCGTCCTCATTCCACCTGCGGAAGCGCAATACAAAGCGTTCGGATATGCTAAACGAAGGTACTTAATTACAATTTCTTGCTGATTCGCTTCGGATTCAGGTGCAATTTTACGCTTCACAACACTTTTTTTATATGTTTTCTTAAAAGTTTTCACGTTTATTTTCAATTAGTTATAAATTATTTTCAATTTATTTTCAGTTTGTGTGTTGGATATTACAAAAGTTAGCATAGATTTGTATTCGTCAAACAAACACAATCAAAGATAAACAAAATCAAATGAAAAAGACCTTACTATTTATCGCGATGCTATTCGCAGGAATGTTAATCGCAGGAACGATTGACGAGTCAACAAGACAACTTGAATCACAACCTAACACAATAAACAAATGAAAGTAGAACTAATTCAAAAGACGACGCTGACAGATATGTACTACGTCATCAAAGTAAACGGAGAGTTTCATATGAGCTACAATGAACTCCAAGACGCGAAGAACGCATACGACCGAATCAAGTCAGCAACACCACGCGAAGAAGTAATCGAATCAAAAGAAATCTAAAACAATAAAATCAAATGAACAATGAAAAATCAAATTTTTACAAATCACTTTTTCTCTTTGAAGACGAAGTACAAATTCTTGTTAACGGAATCATTACCGCACAAAATTACTACGGTGAGCAAAAGAATGGCACAAGTAGCAGGGATACGTTTTGCAACGCCCGAATCGAAGAACTTGAACGAGTATTCCTCAAACTTAATACGTCGCATTGGAAAGAACTACCAGAGCCAACAAAAGAAAAGTAACTTTATTTGCGTTTCTTCGTCAGCATCAGCATACAACCTAACGCACAACGAGATAAGCGCCAATATCGAAAAACATCAAAAACTTTCTGAAGCGCGTTGGAACGACAACTTAATCGAGTATATTTGTAACCACTAAAAATCAAAATAAACTATGTACTGTCCAAAAATCACTTATTGCTTTTCAGCAAATGACCTCAAAGAATTAAACAAACAAATTAAAGTTCTTGCCGTTAACTACGAAGAAACAGAAGGCGGTTGGTTCAACGTAGTTGAAGGAGATAATGTAACCTTTACAGACGAAGCAGGAAAGATTTTTGTCTTATCTATTTGCGGTCAGTTCTTTCGTCGTGGCGAAGGCGAATACGACCTCGAACACGTTATGTTAATAGCAGACGGAATAACCCTACACTTTGAAGTTAGACTATTCGACGACCAATTGTAATGGGTTACTTTAAGCGCATAAACGAACAAGCGCATCTGCACGAAAGCCAATTGAAACATATGGAGTCCGACGCGGAACTGGCAGTAAAGTTCGAACAATATCTAAATTCATTCAATAACAACAAAATAAACAACAACACAATGAGCATTATTGCACAACCAACAAACAACAACGGCGGTGGACAAACAGTACCTGCTGGAACACACGTAGCACGTTGCTACCAAATCATTCACATCGGAACAATCCTCGACACTTATCAAGGCGAAGAAAAGCTTGTAAACAAAGTTCGTCTTGTATTCGAACTACCATTGGAAACCGCCGACTTTGGTAAAGGTGAACAACCATTTTCAATCGGACTTGACTTCACTTTATCAATGCACGAGAAAAGCGGATTGAGAGCGTTCGTTCAAGGTTGGTTAGGTAAAGCTATGTCGGACGGAGAAGCAAACAAGTTTGACATTGCTACTCTTCTTGGAAAGGAATGTATGCTTAACGTAATGCACCGCACCGCGAACACAGGTCGCACCTATGCAGATATCAAAGGCGCTTCACCACTTGTTAAGGGAATGACTTGTCCGCCATTGGTGAACTCTGCTTTCCTTTTAGACTACGATAGCGAAGACTTCGACTTGCGTTTCAAGATGCTTCCAGAGTGGCTTCAAAATAAAGTAAGTTCTTCGAAAGAATTTAGCGACCGATTAGATAAGGCTGCAGATCAAATGAATAAGGCGAAAGCAATGCTTGAGAAAAGCGGTTTGGTTCAGTCAACAGACGACACGGACGAATTACCGTTCTAAATGAATAAGATGTTATAAAAGGCGGTTATTTCATACATAATCGTCTTTTATTACACTTAACGAATTAAATCTAAAACAATGAAGAAACTAATTTCACTTGAAAGACGCATTGAGAATCTACTCAAGAAATACAAGACGCTCCGCAATAACAACAAAGCACTTTGTGTTCGCGTTTGGGAACAACAGTTCGACGAAAGAAAAGACATCACAAGCAACTTCTTCGCGATGTACGAAAGCGGAAAGTACGTCAGCGCTGACAACATCACACGAATCGCACGACTTGTTAAGGAACGCAATCCAGAACTACGCGGAACGAACCACGACGACAACAAGAAGAAAGCGCAGTTAATTAAACCACTATTAAAGAAATGAATAAAGAAATATACAAGACTCCATTCGGTCGCTTAGTCAAGATTAACTTCAAGACGCTCAACAACTTCAAGAACGTTCTTCGAATCAGCGACCCAACAGCAAGACTTTACGTTGCACACCCAGAACGAATGAGGATAAAAGACTTCAACAACATTTGCCTTCACACAGGACTTTCAAGAGAAGAAGTATTCAGCACATTCACACCAACTAAATTAATAAACGAAGAAAATGATTAAAACAGAACCAAATCAAGCAGCATTTGCTTATTTTAATGAAATGAATTGTTGGCAAACAGGTTTAACCAAACGTGAATACTTCGCAGCTATAGCAATGCAAGGTTTGCTTAGCAATATCAATCAATCTTTTGGTAAGCCTAATGTAAATGAAGCATCAATAAAAGATGAATTAAAAAGAGAACAAGAGCTTATTAACAATGTAGCAATCAAAGCAGTAAGATACTCAGATGCATTAATTAAAAAAATAAACGAAGAAAATGACTAACGAACAGATAAGACAGCAAATAGTAGATATGATACCTTTTGCACATATGGAACGCTTTGAAACACTTTGGTCTATGGTAATACCAAAATACGAGCGTTTATCAAGCGAACAAATAAAGATGCAACAAGAACTGGAAAACGAACGTGAAACGTTTTGGAGCGCGTTAGAAGACGTTGTATGTAGCGTAATGGGTATTCAATCGCAAACGCTATACACACCAACAAGACGACGCGAGATAGTGACAGCGAGACAAATGATTTTCTTTTTGATCCGTCCGTGTTACTTCCAGTCTTTTGATTCTATCGGTAAACACTATGGCAAAGACCACGCTACGGTAATGCACGGAATAAAGCAAGTTACTTGGCAAATTGAATGCGACAAAAGCTATCGTACAACAGTTGAAAGAATATGTGATTTAATGGACGGTATGGGTTATGCTAAACCTATTAAATTTTTCACTAAGTTTGTCGAACACTTGGAGCATCAAAAAGAACTTGAAGCGAAAAGAAAAGCAAGAATCAAATAAACCTTAAAACCTTAAAATTATGTGCGACTACTGCCGTTACTGCGATGTTGAAGCAATCGAAGAACGAATTGCCGATATTAAACACAATAGCATTGTTTACGAGAACTGGGACAACTCAGACGTTCAAGAACTATTCGAAGATGAAATAGGTCTTTGTTACGACTGCCAAAAAGAAGAAGACGCGGATATGGAAAGGGACGAATACTAAAACTAAAAATTATGACAAAGAAACAAAGTAGTATAGATTGGTTGGTTGAGCAGTTAATACCAAATGCAATGAGAATGTTTGATGCAACAACTTGCAATGCTATTGAACAAGCCAAAGCAATGCACAAGGAGGAAATTAAAGATGCTCATTTTGATGGTCAATGTGATAAAACAGAGGGTTATCTAATCGTGATAGCTGAACATTACTATAACGAAATATTTGGAGGGGAAAAACAATGTTAATACTACAACTAAAAAAGAGAATCGAAATTCTCGAAGCAAAGGTTCAAGAACAGGAACAAAAGATAAACGACATTTTAAATAAGTTGTCCGAAAAGGCAACAAGTCCTTCTCTTGTTCCTGCAAAGAAACAAGCGTTCAAAAAACCAACTGTTGTTGAGATATACGACTACGCTTGTGAGCGATTGAGCAACGACGACGCGATTAAATTTACCGAGAAATTCCACGCGCACTACGAAGCCAACGGTTGGAAGGTAGGACGCAACGCGATGAAAGACTGGAAGGCGGCTGTTAGAAAGTGGGACTTAACTACCTTTGACACATCAAAAACAAACCAACAAACTAAAATCAAAAATGGAAAATTCGATTCCGATGCTGCGCAACGCATCTACAACGACGCTCACAACTACACAAAGGATTGACAAAGCCGAACGCGAGAGCGCGTTTGTTGCCGACTACGACTTACCAACGTTCGTTAAACTTTGCTCGAAGGTTTGCGCTATGTATGGCATAGCACTTCCAGAGGCGCAACTGTTGCAAATGTTGCACGAGTTCATTGTCAAACACTTTCGGTGGGTTACATTCGAACACTTCAATCTTGCGTTTGAAATGAACGCGGCAAACGAACTGTCAAAGAAATGCGAACACTTCGGTGCTTTGAGCGTGTCTTTTATAGGCGACGTGTTGACTTGCTACAAACCACACCGCGACAAAGCAAACCTACAAATTCAGAGAGAAATAGCGGAAGCAATAGAGGAAAAATCACAACAAATAAAAGAGAACGAAATGGCGGTAAACGATGACAGTTGGAGAAGAATGCTTCAAGAAGACGTTGAGAGCTTCAAACAAAGCAAATACACGACGTTAGAACTACGAGGGGTGTCAATGATGCGTTGGCTTGAAGAAAGTAAAAGGATAACCGCTGAAACGTTCACAGACGACGAATACAAACTTTGTAAAGCGAAGGCGAGAAAGACTGTTTTTAACGAACAACAACTTTCGAAAGGAATGGTTGAGCGAATGAGCGACCGCAAACGTCAACTCGTAAAGGAATCTATCCAGTTCGAAGGGTTGCGCGAATTGTATAAACTTTATTTGAGTAAGCAATAATGCAACCTTACAAACCAACATACCTGCCGCGTCAAGTTGAAGCGTTGAACTTTCTGAACACCGATAGTATCGTTGAACAGTTGTTATACGGTGGCGCGGCAGGGGGTGGCAAGACGAAGTTCGGTTGTATGTGGCAGATACAACGTCGTTTGAAGTACGCTGGAACACGTTCTTTAATTGGACGAAGCAAATTAGACACGCTTAAAAAGACTACGTTAAACACCTTCTTTGAAACGGCTGAGGAGTTTGGATTGATAGCGAATAAACATTATACTTTCAACGGTCAATCCAACGTGATTAAGTTCTTCAACGGAAGTGAAATAGTGCTAAAAGATTTGTTTGCTTACCCCTCAGATGTAAATTTTAACAGCCTCGGGTCGCTCGAAATTACTGATTATTTTATAGACGAATGTTCCGAAGTAACCGAAAAGGCGGTCAGCATTGTTCACTCGCGCTGTCGTTTTAAGTTGAACGAATACGGTCTTATTCCGAAAGGTTTCTTGTCGTGTAACCCTGCGAAGGGTTGGCTTTATAATGAGTTCTACATTAAGAACAACAGGAACGAATTACCTTCACACAGAGCATTTGTCCAAGCGTTACCGCAAGACAACCCCTTCCTTCCTGTTGCTTATATTGAATCGTTGCGAAGACTTCCAGAGTACGACCGCAAAAGACTTTTAGAAGGCAATTGGGAGTTCGACGACGACAGCGACAAGTTGTTCTCAACGGACAACTTACTCCGTATGTTCCGCAACGAACTGATTGAAGGAAAGAAATATATCACAGCCGACATAGCGCGGTTTGGAAAGGACAGGACGATTATTTGCGTTTGGAATGGGTTAACACTTATTGAACTAATTGAACTCAATCGTGCAGCGTTGGACGAAG